GAGTAAGTTGGAAAAGCGAAGCGCCCTGATTTTGCAGATCAAAGCGCTTCAAGATGAACTAACCACTGTAGATGAAGCAATTATAGAGGATTTAAAAAAAGAAGTCAAGCCTCAAGGTTCAACTACCGTGGAGTACGAGGGTAGCAAGGTCACTGTCACAATCCCCGTGACGGTGAAATGGGATCAGGACCTATTGCACGGCATCGCAAAGCGCATCCAGGCCGAAGGCGATAATCCCGAAAGCTACATTGATTACAAACTCTCTGTCAAGGAAGCATCGTACAAAGCGTGGCCGGAACAAATGCAAAAGATATTTGTTCCAGCGCGGACGATCAGCCTTGGAAAAACACGGTTGGAGGTAAAACAATGAAGATTATTACCGCAGACGAAAGAATGGCGGAACGAAAGAACATCAAAGGGGCGCTTTTCGGTCCACACGGGATTGGAAAAACTTCCCTTCTCTGGACTCTCGATCCTACATCAACCCTTTTTCTGGATCTGGAAGGCGGCGATTTAGCCGTTCAGGATTGTCCGGTTGACCAGATAAAAATAAAAACATGGGATGAAGCTCGAGATATGGCTTGTCTTATAACCGGCCCGAACCCCGCGAAACGCGCCGATCAGCCGTACAGTCAGGCGCATTATGATTACATCGCCAAAGATACCGATCCAGTTTTCCTGGATAAATACAACGTCATTTTTTGGGACTCTATTTCCGTTGCTTCCCGCCTTTGTTGGCAGTGGGCAACTGGTCAGCCGGAATCTATGAGCGAGAAAACCGGCAAGGCCGACAACCGCGGCGCTTACGGACTGGTTGGCCGCGAGTTGGTTCAGTGGCTCACGCAAATTCAGCATTGCCCCAATAAGGATATTTGGGTTGTTGGCGGATTGGATAGGAAAGAGGATGATTTCGGCAGAACGATTTGGGTTCCGCAGATTGAAGGAAGCAAAGCCGGCAACGAACTGCCGGGAATTTTCGATGAGATCATTTCCATGGTCGCATTGAAGGACGACGAAGGAAACCCGTACAGAGCGTTTGTCACTTCCCAGGTTAATCAGTGGGGCTATCCCGCAAAAGACAGAAGTGGTCGGTTGGAATTAATCGAAGAACCGCACCTTGGAAAATTAATGGAAAAAATAAACGGGCCAAAGCCCGAAAGGAGATTTTAAAATGTTTGATTTCAACGACGCAGCACCGCAGGGAAGTAATGAATTAATTCCGGCCAAAACCATGGCGAAGGTTATCGCAACAATTAAACCCGGATCACACGGGCAGGGCGGATGGGAAACTAAATCCCAGTCAGGTTTTGAATACCTGAATATGGAGTTCACTATCGTTTCCGCACCGATGGCGAAGCGGAAGATTTTCCAGAACGCCGGTATCGGCGGCGTCACAGACGGACACGAAAAAGCTGCGGAGATTACCCGTACCTTCTTACGCTCCATGCTGGAATCGGCGCGGGGCATTGATCCGAAAGACGAAACTGACAAGGCGCGTGAAGCCCGCAAAATTAAAGACTGGGGCGATTTGGTGGAAATGGAATTTGCTGCCGAGATCGGAATTGAGAAGGGCAAAGACGGTTACGCCGACAAGAACAAAATTGCCCGTGTCATTACGCCGGATCATAAACTGTATAAACAAGTCATGGGCGGCGAAACAATTCTTCCCGGCGGCGAAGATAAAGCGGCGACGGTTTCAGGTCATGTTGCGGCGGCAAAGCCCACGGGAACATCAACAGCAGTACCGGCGTGGGCGAGGTAAGATGATACAACGTCCTTATCAACAAGACCTAGTTAAGCGAGCTGTCAGTGCATTGTCGGAATACGGCAATACGCTGGCAGTCGCTCCAACCGGTTCGGGCAAAACCCTGATGATTTCATGGTTACTGGAACAGATACAGGGACGACAGATGATCCTCCAGCACCGCGAAGAATTGGTTGATCAGAACCGTAAAAAGTTTCACCTGATTAATCCGGGAAGGACTTCTTCCATCGCCGGATTAGGCACAAAGGATTATTCGGGCGAAACGATTTTCGGCATGGCTCAAACCCTGGGCCGTAACGGGAACATGAAAGATATGCCCGCGCTGGATATACTGGTAATCGACGAAGCGCATCATTCCAGGGCAGAAACCTATCAACGGATCATTGAAGCGGCGCAAGACAAAAACCCTGCCTGCCTGATTGCCGGATTCACGGCAACGGGTAGCCGGGGAGACAAGCGCGGCCTCAAGCCCACGTTCGATAATGTCTGTGACCTTATTACCATGGGCAAACTAATTGATTTAGGCTTTCTGGTCCCGGTCCGCACGTTTATTGCCACGCTGCCAGGACTAGCAGATGAAATCAAAAACATTAAAAAAACATCATCGGGGGAATACGATCTTTCCGAAGTGGAAACCCTGATGGACACGAAACCAATTAACGAAGCGGTGTTTAGAGAGTGGAAGAATTACGCCGGGGATCGGAAAACAATCGTGTTTGCGTCAACTATCCGCCACGCGCAGGACGTTTGCGGGCTGTTTCAGTCAAATGGAATAAAAGCGGAATGTGTCTTTGGTGATACACCGAACCGGGCGGAAATTCTCAAGCGGTTCGAGTTTGGAGACACGCAGGTAATTTGCAATGTCGCTGTGCTGACCGAAGGCTACGATTGCCCGCCGGTGTCCTGTGTTGTTCTGCTCCGACCCTGTTCTTTTAAATCAACAATGCTTCAAATGATCGGTCGCGGCCTCCGCACGATAGATCCGGAAGTGCATCCCGGAATCGTGAAAAGAGACTGCATTGTTTTGGACTTCGGGGAAAGCCTGCGTATCCATGGCGATCTTGAGCAGGGCGTCCGGTTCGACGATGCGGAAGTGCAGGAAGGCGAAAAGAAAGAATGTCCGAATTGCAAGACGATGATCCCGGTACAGACGAGAGAGTGCCCTGCCTGCGGTTATGAGTTTCCGGTATTTCAAAGCGGAAAGGAAAAGGATGTTGCCGACGTTGTGATGATGGAAGTGGATCTGCTCAAGCGCTCACCCTTTAAGTGGGCGGATGTATTCGGTTCTGGAAAGGTTCTGGTTGCCAGTGGGTTTTCAGCGTGGGCGGTTACGGCCAGCGCTAACGGGACCGACTGGGTTACGCTTGGAAAAAAGAGAAGCGAAGGAATACGACGGCTGGCCGTTGGCGCTAAACTTCAATCACTGGCTGCCGGCGATGACTTTATGCGGATGAATGAGGACACGGAAGCGGCAACGAAAAGCAAGCGGTGGTTGCGGGATCAGCCCAGCTTTAAGCAGTTAGAGTTATTACGGCAGGTTGGCTACGACGCCAAGAAAGATTTTAACCTACGGAAATATGAGGCTTCATGCCTTTTAAATTTCCTGTGGGCAAAGAACGATATTGAAGCGGAGGTTTTTAGGTATGCATCAAATTGAAATTGATTATAAACGATTAGGAGAAGAATTAACGAAAGCCGGGTTGGTTGGTAAATCAGTGGATCAATACTCCAAAGAGGATGTTGAAGCACTGTGCCACGCCTGTATTCATTCCATAAATCCTAAGAAAATATCAAAATTTACTAAACCGTACATTGATGAGCGCGGAACGTTGGTTATTCCGGCAGACGCAGATCCAAGGTACTTTTACTGGGCGAAATGCGGGCAGAGTATGTACGAAACTTTAAGGGAATTGAACGTAAGCGACGAAGTATGGAAACGATACACTGATGCCAGCGAAGCGCCGTTTTAAATGGAAAATGATAAAATGATTTCACCAATTCCAACAAAATACAAAGGTTATAATTTTAGAAGCCGTCTTGAAGCGAGATGGGCTGTGTTTTTTGATAATATGAAAATTCAATATCATTATGAAATAGAGGGTTTTCAATTAGAGTCTGGATTATATCTACCTGATTTTTATTTACCACAATTTAAGATGTTTGCAGAAGTTAAGCCTTGCGAGTTTAATGATCGAGAATATGATCATTTATTTAATTTAAGTAAGGTAACTGGCAAGACTTGCTTGATGCTCATTGGGCCTCCAGACTTTACTTCTTACAGGTCTGTTTGCGTAAGGGCAGAAGATGGTAATAATTACTATGATGTGGACGCTTCCATAGACAATAGTTATTATCTTGTATCTAAATATTTCCATGAAAATAATTTTTGGTATTCATCTGAGGGTTGCTACTACGATGAATATTTTACCGAGGAAAGATACTATGGGGACGATTACATAGATGCTGTTTATGCCGCAAGGGGCGAACGGTTTAACAATAAATGAACCTAAAACGGTATTACGAAACCCCATGGTGGCAAAAGCGCTCCGCG